GCCGGGGCCGTACTCGTAGCATGGGATCTCACGCTCTGTCACGTCACAGGTAGTCGTCGTACGGCGACGGGTCGCGCGCCATTCGTCGAAGGTCATGTGTTGATTCCTCCTTTGCAGCCCCAGAGGAAGCTGGACCAGCGAGCGGGGGTCGGGGAGTTGGGACTGGTGGTGACGAGGACCACGGTGCGGATTTGGGATGGGTCGTCGTGTCGGCTGTTGTATCCGATTGCGGCGGCATCCTCGCTTCGGTAGGGGTGGCACTGGTCGTAGCGGAGCATGTCGAGTGGGAACTCTCCGCGTCCCATCACGGTGAAGTAGCGTAGTGTGTCGGCTGGCATGGCAGGTCCTCTCTGTTGAAATTGTCCCAGTCGTCCTGAGCGTCCTGCAAGATAGTGCTGTGCAGGAGGGCGGACATTCGGGCCGCTGTGGCCTCACGGTCCAGGCGCTTCTGTTCTAGACGAGCGGCGCACAGTCTGTCCCACTTTGCGCGGGCACGGCTCACGTCGAACGGGTGCATCGGCGCGGTCGGGGTTATGGGCATGATGATTGGGTCTCCTATACGGAGTGTCAGTGTGGGTAATTGTACTGTGGGCGGATGGTGGATGTAAAGGGGTCGTCTACGGTCGGGGTGGGGTGTGAGGTAAAGATTACGAACATTAAGGATTACGTGGCGGCAATATCTGTTTGGTCGACAGCGCGCGAGCGCCCGCGAGGCAAAAATTTTTTTCAAAACATTGGAATGGAAGTAAAGGGGATAGTCTTTCGGTTAAGTGGTTGTTTCCAAAGGGGAAAGAGGTTATCTGTTTCCAAATGGGTATGCGTAGCGGGGATAGGGTAAGGATTGATGTGATGTGGATGTGTGTTAACGATTCCGTTACTTTCATTACGGGCGAGCAATGTATCGAAAGGTCTTTTTACTATACGCGAGGGGCGGGGGCGAGGCTCTCTCAGCATTTTCTTCCGCGCGCTCGCATAGAGCATCCATCTTTCAGCAGACGTTTGATTCTATGCACGACAACTTGCTCCTCCCGCTCGCCTCATATAAGCTCCCAATCGCCTGATCGAAGGTCCCTCGCGTGCAGACTCCAGACCAAGAGCGAATCTCCAACGTCGAGCGTGCGATACAGATCGCCGCTCTCGTCATAGCTCGCGAGTCCGCTCGCCGACCGAGCGCCAAACTAGGATTCGCACACGTCAACTACGGTCGCCTCTTCATACGAGATCGCTGGACCTTATTCGCCATCGCACGCGAACTGAACTGCGACGTCGCCGACTTGCTCTCCCCGCCCTCGCCCGCCGCAGACAGCGGCACCCGCTGGTCCACCATCAGTGAAGCCGCAGAGAGGCTTTTTGAGCGCGTACAGGCTCTTTCAAGCCCTGTACGGGCCGCCATGCGCCTGCGCGCCGGAGGCATCGCATGGAGCGCCGTAGCGCGTGCGACGCCGGGTCGTGTGATGTTCAGCCTTATGGAAGATACCGATCAGGGCTATCTGATCCTCGCTCGTGAGTGCGAAGATGAGGTGGACCTGCTCGCCCGGTATCATGATCCACGCCTGATGAAAAAGAGCATCCGGCGTGGATCACGTAAAATTATGTTGTCAACAGCACATCATCCGTGCTAAATCTCAGGCACGCTGAGCTTCGTCTCAGCGTGGTTATCCCCTCAGCGCCGTACAGAGATTGAGCGATTCGTTGTAGTCGCTCATCGCATCCGTCACCTTGCAAATCCAAGCGAGCTGGTAGACCATCAGTCGCACGGCTGGATCGTCACAAATCGCCTGTGTCCCGCCGCCCTCGGATCGTACTTCGGCGCAAGCCTCGATGATTGAATGAGCGATGCCGGAGGGATTGCAGGCTCCGGGGTCGACGATCATGCACGCGTCGGCGTGTCTCTTTGACATTCGTTTCTCCCATGTGCGTGAGTGCAAGAAGGGGAACCGCGCGAAGGGCGCGATTCCCTAACTTTCACTCACTCACCGTGATGTGCTTGTGCTTGAGGTCCCAGGCGATGTCGGCGCGGGCGTCGCGCTTCACTCCCGGCTGCTGCTTCGCCAGCTTCTCGGTGCAGGTCGCGATGTAGGCGTCGACCGTCATGCCCGTCTTGTAGAGGGCGAAGCGGGCGTGCGCCGCGCTCGTCTCACGCTTGGGGTTCTTCTCGACCACCAACGTGATGACCCGGGAGTCGGCCGCGTGGACCTTCGGGATCTTCGGCTCTTTGGTCTTCGCCTTTTCGGTCGCCGCCGCTGCCGCCTTCGCCTTGAGACCCGCGAAGGTCTGGGCCTTCAGCGTGTCGTTCGGCAGGGCGTCGTACGCCTTCTTCTGCTCGGGCGTCATCGCCGCGTACATCTTCTTCTGTTCGTCGTTCATCTTCATGGTAGGCTCTCCTGTTTGAAGCACAATCGCTTCGGGCAGTCGTGGGCTCGCGCCACACGACTCACCGCTGCTATTGCGCGATGTTGAACCCGGCTTCCTTCAGGCCGGCGATGAAAAACGCCTTCTCGGCGTCGTTGAGGGTCTTGAGCTCGGCGGCAAACTCGGTCAGGCTCTGGCCGTCCTTGCGCCCGAAGAACTCGCGCATCGCCATGACGAAGGACATGGGTTTCGTGGTATCCATCTGGTAATCCTCGTGTTTGTGGTTGATATGCACTGTAATTGAAGTGTAACCCGGCACGATGACCGAAGGCAAGTCCTCGCAGTAAATTTAATCTGCGAGTAATGAAGATCAGCCGAGCTGCGCGTCCATCACGAACACGAGCTCCTTCCATCCTGTACGAAGGCAGCGGATCTTCGCTCCTCCGGGGTCGATCGTCATGATATAGGTCCATCGTCCATCAGACGCGATGTATCCATCATACTCTGCGTGATGATGGAGACGCTGCTCCGGCGTCATCGCTCGCCACTTCGGCGTGCCTAGCAGGAACGTCATCGGCGTCGGGTGGTAGTCGTCGCTCATGCTGAGCGGGGTTGGTCGGGTCATCTCACCTCCTCCTGTAGGGTGTGGATCGCGCGCGCCGCTTGGTGATAGTAGTCGGCGATGCGAGGATCGGGGTTCTTCGTTGCCTCTGTCTCGCAGAGGTAGCGTAGCGACGATAGGCCGCCCTTCGTCAGTGACTGGAAGTCGATGACCATCGATCCTTCGGCGATGGTACCCTGTAGGGTGATCGTGCTCGTGTTCATGCTCGTCTCCTGTTGTACCGCCACGATAGGCAGCCGATGACCCACCGTCGCCGATGGGTCATGAGGCCGCCTACCAGCGACCTACGATGCCAAGCGAGAGTGGCAGGTTGTGAGTGGGATGCGAGACCATGTGCCACCGAAGGCGCGAGGCGGCGGTCCGTTCGGGGCAGCGAGTGACGTTGTGCGTCGCGAGGTAGGCAGCGACCATCTGCTGTACTGACATCGTAGTTCTCCTGTTGTGCGAAGCCCCATGCTCCGCCCGAGGGGCAGGGTGCGAGACCCTGCCCTACGGGCGAGGCACCTAGTCGATGGTGATGTACCCGCGCTTGGTATCCCACGGGAGATCGCCCGTTGCGTTGCGGCGCGATTGACCCGCTGCGATGCACGCCTCCACGTATGCATCGGTGGACATGCCCGTCGTGTAGAGGGCGTAGCGGGCGCGTGCCTTGGAGTTGATCTCCTTGGGGTTGATGGGTTGGACGAGGGTAATCGTGCCCGCGAGTTTCGGTGCCTTGCCCTTGGTGACGATCGGGGCGGGGGGTGCGCCGAAGGCGGATGCCGCTGCGACGATTGCATCGGCCACGTTCGGGGTCTCGGTCGCGAGGACCGGGGTCTTTTTTGCCATATTCAGTACCATCTCCTATTATCACAGTGCCTAATCGCACCGTACACACATACTAGCACGACGGACGTGCCCCGTACTGTACGTTTGGTTACAGGCTAATTAAACCTTTGTAATGTTTTCGCAATGATTCCCAGCGGCGGATTTTGGGGATCAGCATCTGCCGCTCAACTGAACTTCGACCATCTTGACCCATTCTACACCAGGACCACCGTACAATGCCCCCTCTCTCACCCACCTCCGTCCTTCGTCTCAAGCAGGTCCACCCCGATCTAGCGAGCGTCATCGCCAAAGCCTCCATGACCTGCACCCAACAGTTCGCCGTCTTCGAAGGTGTGCGCTCCCAAGCCGATCAACTCGCTGCCTTCCAGCGTCACACCTCCAAGCTCAACGGCTACCCAATCGGCTCCCGGTGCCCGGACGGTAGTCCGGGGACAGGGATGGGTAAGCACCAAATCAACCCGATCGACGGCTACGGGCACGCCGTAGACCTCGTGCCCCTCGTCGACCTCAAATTCCGCTGGGAGTGGCCTCTCATATATCCGATCGCCGCAGCAATGCGCGACGCCTCCATCGCCCTCGGCATCACCCTACGGTGGGGCGGGGTGTGGGACCGCCATCTCAATGATCTGCCCGACCCTCTCACTACTCAAGTCTCCAACTACTGCACGAGACACGACGGCCCAGACTTCCTCGACGGCCCGCACTACGAGCTCGTCAACACCAATCCGATCACTAAGTAGTGATCTGATCATGCCTAAGAAAACCCTCCCCGCCCTCCCGACCGACGCGCAGCAAGCTGCCACCGTCAAGAAGACGGCCTTCCAGCGGAGCGCACAGCGTCACGCGACTGAGGCCCTTCGCGTCCTCCGTGCCATCATGCACGACACGAAGGCCGACCCAGCCGCGCGCATCAGCGCTGCCGCGAAGGTCATCGAGTTCGGACACGGTCGTGCCTCAAGTGGTGAGCCCGTAATCGTGACGCAGGTGAACGTCCGCCTCGACGCGCAGGACCAGTCGTTGTGACCCGCTGCGAGGTGGAGCAAATCATCGTCGCCAACCCCGCAGCGCACTTTCACTGCGACCATGCCGCGTTTCAAGATCACTCAGACGGTCACCTTCACTGTGTCGCGTGCGGGGGAGACATGGTGTTCTGCACTCCGGACATTTGTCGATGACCTTCGCCTGGACAGAGAAACAGATCGAGGCTCGACACCTCCTCGGGTCCTCGGCCCGCCACATCCTTCTGCGCGGCGGCAGCCGCTCCGGGAAGACCTTCGTCATATGCGACGCCCTCGTAGTCCGGATGCTCAAGGCCCCCGGCTCAACTCACGCGATTCTGCGCTACCGCTTCAACCATCTCAAGGAGTCCATCATCTCCGGCACCATCCCCAGTGTCATGCAACTCCGCTGGCCGAATATCAAGTACGAGATCAATCGGACTGACTGGTACATGCAGTTTGAGAATTCCTCCAAGATGCTCTTCGGCGGCTTGGACGACAAGGAGCGCACAGAGAAGATTCTCGGTCAGGAGCACTCCTCCTTGTTCCTGAACGAAATATCTCAGATCCCGTATGCCAGCCGAAACAAGGCAGTGACGCGTCTCGCCCAGAAGAAGGGTCTGATCAACCGAGCGTACTACGACGAGAATCCTCCGACCGCCGCACATTGGTCGTATCCAATGTGGATGTTAAAGCAGGAACCGCTATCGCGGGTCCCGCTTTCATATCCAGATTTGTATGCTACCCTGCAGATGAACCCCGGCGACAATGCCCAGAATCTCGACCAGCACTACATCCAGGAGCTCGAGTCTCTCCCGGAACGAGACAAGCGTCGATTCCTGTACGGAGAGTTCCTCAGTGAGCTCCCCGGTAGTCTATGGACGTACTCGTCCATAGACTCTGAGCGGCGCGGTCTTACGCAGATTCCTCCGCTGATTCGAATCGTCGTAGCCATCGACCCCTCCGGCTGTGCTGGAGACGAGGACTTTCGCTCAGACGAGATCGGAATCGTCTGTGCTGGAATCGACGCTGAGGGCGAAGTCTACATACTCGAGGATGCCACCCTTCGCGGTAGCCCGCAAGAGTGGGCGAAGAAGGCCGTCGAGCTCTATCAAGTCTGGAGCGCCGACACCATTATCGCGGAGCGCAACTACGGTGGAGCGATGGTGGAGAATACGATTCGTACAGTGTGGCGCGACGCACCATTCAGAGAGGTCGTCGCCAGTCGCGGCAAAATTCGCAGAGCTGAGCCAGTCTCAGCCCTTTACGAGAAGGGACGAGTGCATCATGTCGGGGTATTTACAGAGCTGGAGGAGCAGCTCCTCAGTTTCACGACCGACGGCTACGAGGGCAGCCGCTCTCCCGACCGCGCCGACGCATGTATCTGGGCCGTCTCTGATCTCGCAGTCAGGAAGCAGTCCAGTCTCTTCCTCACGTCGGTATAGCTGATGCCTATCCTGACCGACTTCATACACGCGCTGCGCGGACGTCCGGCGCACGAGCCCACGCGCGAGACCAGCGTATATCCTCGGATGATGCAGCTCGGACAGCCGAGAAATGCTCCTCAGCGTCCGGCATACAAGCCCACGCCTCGGAATCTGCGCTACTTCGCGAATACTCCGTATGCCCGCAGAGCGATCAACGCCATCAAGAACCCGATCGCTCATCTCGAGTACGAAATTGTCCCCATTCCGGGTGCCGTCGCATCCGATGAACTCTCTCGACAAATCGAGATAGTCCATCGCTGTTTCGAGCACCCAAATGACGATGATGGGTTCACGCAGTTCACCGAGCAGGTGATCGAAGACATGATGCTCGGCGCAGGAGCCATCGAGCAGCAACTCGGTGGTGACAAGAGCCGCCCCCTGTGGATGTGGCCCGTCGATGGTCTGTCCATCCAGATATATCCCATGTGGGACGGCACTCCGTCCGATCCCCGATATATCCAGATGCTCGGATACGGCTCCGCGAGCGGCAGCTACGAAATCTGCAAACTTCGGAACGATGAACTCATCTACATCCGTCCCAACCCGAACACGTCCACACCCTTCGGCTTCGGTCCACTAGAGATAGCGTTCCAAACCGTAAGCCGACTCCTCGGCGTCAGCCAATACGCCGGAAACTTGAGTTCCAACACGAACCCCGGTGGAGTTCTCTGGCTGGGAGACGTGACGGATGAGCACATTCGTGCCTTTCGCTCATACTGGAAGAATGATATTGAGGGTCAGGGGCGGATGCCTGTCACTGGTGGAGGACAGATCGACCCGAAGTATCTGAACCTGCACCCTCAGGGCGATACCGCCCTGTATCTGCAATATCAGGACTTCCTGAAGCGCGAGATTGCCATCGCCTTTGACCTATCCCCTCAGAACCTCGGCATCGAGCACGACATCAACCGGAATACCGCCGAGGTTGCTGAGGATCGTGACATCGCACAGGCGATATCACCAATCGGTCGCAAGTACGCGAAGTCGCTGACCAAGGAGGCGATCCACAACAAGCTCGGCTTCTCACAGGTCATGTTCCGCTTCAAGGGACTGGACCGGGAGGACGAGCTAGAGAATGCTCAGGTCTTCGAGCATGAGTATCGCAACAACGCCGTCACGCCAAACGAGTATCGCTCACGCAGGGGCCTCCCCCCGCTCAACTCACAGTGGGCCGATGTCACCAAGGCGGACGTCGACATTGCGGTCGCGGCGGCTCGCGGCACGAAACTTATCGCAGACGAGAGTGCTACCTCGTTCGATGAGAACAAGACGCCAAAGAGCCCAGATGCAACAACTTCCGATGGTCGTGTTGATACCACGATCACGGCTCGTCCGGCACGGACCTCTCCGCCATCCCGGCGCGGCGACCAGACGAAGTAGAGAGAGGACAGAAAGGGAACTGACATGCGCTATCGTCACACAATCGCAATGCTCGACGGTTCGAAGAACAAGAATTCGGCGAGTCTTATCTGTGGTCTCAAGACATCGGTCGCCATCCCAGCAGCCTCCGGCGCTGCGACGGGTGCCGTCGTCCTCAGTCCCGGTTCTTTCGCTGCCATCCCGACCCTCGTCGCGGCCGACGGTTCTGGCGCGACATTCGCGGCGAGCATGGGTGGACTCACCAGTGACGTCGCGGCTGCGGGAACCGGCTACGCTCCGGGTGATACCAGCACGCTGACGGGTGGTACAGGAACGAAGGCCGTCATGGCTGTCGATACGACTCAGCTCGTTTCCGTCGCAATCAACGCGAAGGGAACCGGGTACGTTCCCAACGACACGGTGCGTCTGGCGGGTGGGTCATTCAATACACGAGCCATCCTCACGGTCAGCACGACCGAGCTGGCATCACTCGCTCTCAACGCGCCGGGCACGGCCTACGTCGTGAATGATACTGTCACACTCGCGGGTGGGACTCACACAACTGCGGCGATCGCCACAGTCAGCAAGATCCAACTCGTCACCGTCGCCATGAACGCCGCCGGAACGCTCTACACACCGGGCGATGTCATCACTCTCGTCGGTGGAACCCACACCACCTCTGCGACGGTAATGGTCGACACAGTCGATGGAGTCACCGGCGCGATCACGTCATCTCACATCATTCAGGGCGGCGTCTACACGGTCGGTGCGACGACGTTCACCTCGAGCGGTGGTTCGGGGAGTGGCGCGACGTGGCAGACCGGCGTCTTCGGCATTCAGGCGTTCACCATCTCGAACGCTGGTGTCTACTCCGTCAACGCCGCGACCTTCACCCAGACCAGCACATCCGGCAGCGGCGTCGGCGCGACATTCCAGACCGCCGTCTATGCGATCCACGCCGTTACGATCACGACGGCTGGCTCCTACACGCTGAATACGGCCACCTTCACTCAAGCCTCCAGTTCTGGAGCTGGGACTGGAGCAACGTTCCAGACGGCGCTCTTCGGTGTCAACACGGCGCACATCTATCAGCCGGGTCTCTACTCTGTGCTGGCGAGCAACCCGATCAGTCAGGGTTCCAGTTCTGGAGCTGGAACTGGAGCAACATTCGACATCCTCACCTACGGCGTCGCGTCGATCGCCGAGAGCGGTGGTGGATCGGGGTATAACAACGGTAGTGCGATCACCGTCTCAGGTGATCTCACTGGCTTCCTCGGTGCCGTCACGACAATCGCTCAGGGTGCGTCGATCGAGATGGCAATCTCAGGTCTCAACAATACGGGCCTGTCGCCACTTCCGTCGGACTACGGCGTGTTCGTGACACCGAATGGACCGTGCAATGTCTCGGTGAACAGCAAGACGGCGAATGGGTTCAACGTCGTGTTCACACCATTCTCCGCCACGGCCTACGTGACGGCGTCTGCATTCGATCTCGCAATCTTCGCATAGGGAGAATTCCATGGCACTGACGAAGGAAGCGCGCGACGCGCTCCCAGAAGAGCACTTCGCTGTTCCGGGGAAACGCCAGCTACCAATCCAGGATGAGACGCACACGCGTCTCGCATGGGATATGGTTGATCGCACGAAGGGACTCACGCCCGGAGAGCGGAAGGCTGCGCGCTCGCACATCCTTCGTCGGGCCAAGGAACTCGGCATGGATACCAAGGGCTGGACGATCAAGGCGCTGGACATCAGCGCAATGGCTCTTTCAGTCCCGAATACGCCCGACCATCCGAACAAGATGCCCTTCTCTGGCATCTTGGTTCGGTTGGACGAACCGTCCGACGGCGCTCCCCACGGAGCGATGGGCTGCAAGATTCTACTTCCGGAGGCCGCCGCCGCTGCTGCCCTCCCATCACTACTCGGTATGGCCGTCAACTATCAGGGCGCTCAGCTCGTGGGTCACGACCCACAGGCAAAGATCGGCCTGATAACGGAAGCCACCATCGAGGAAGGTGCAATTCATATCAGTGGCTTCTTCTACGCGTCCGACTTTCCCGCAGTCACTACTCAGATCAAAGCCGAGAAACAGTTGCTCGGCTTCAGCTTCGAGGCTGAGAATATCCACCTCGAGAGTGCTGAGACAGACCCGCTGGTCATCAAGTCGCTCACGTTCACGGGTGCCGCCGTTCTTCAGAAAGCGAAGGCGGCGTATCAGACGACACGGATCGCGGCACATGCCGATGATCCCAACCAATCAACCAACGGAGATTTCACAGTGACTGAGTCTGAAAAAATCCTCGCGGCTATCGGTGATATCAGCGATCGCCTCGCAAAAGTCGAGTCGGGCGAGACAGCCCGTCTCGCAGCGGCCTCGGTGGCCGATAAGGTCCAGAAGCACGCCGACGCACTCCATCAGTGTGCCGACAAGATGGCAGCGGCGGGGATCGGAATGCATCCCACTCGCGGCCACGTCCAGGTTCTCCACCACATGGCCGACAGCCTGATGGCCGAAGCTCACAACGGGAACATGGCGGCTGCATACTCCGGTCCGAGCATGTACTCCTCGGCTGTCGTCGAGCCGACGAAACCCGTCGTGGTCGACCCGGAAGTGGCAGCTCTGAAGGCCAGCGTCGCTGACCTGACGACCAAGCTGGCCGACGTCAGCGCACGCCGCGCTGCCGAGACTCCGGCGCCCGAGCGTCGCACCGTCCCCGCTCAGATCATGAAGCTCTTGGCGAAGGAGGGTCTGGAAGTCCCCGAGGCGGGGAAGACCCTGGAGATCTCTGCGGTCGACAATGCCCTCAAGGGTATCCCCGATCCGCAGAAGCGTATGGAGATCAAGGCTGGTCTTCGCAACGCTGGCGTCCTCGCAGCCTAGCCCCAACACAGAACAAGGAAAGAAATCACAATGACGCGCAATATCGGGGCCAAATTCGTCACCCGCATGGAGGCCGACGCCGACTTTCTCGGCAACGGTGCCATCGAGACAAATATGTACGAGACCGAAATTTTCGACCTCGTGCGTCGCAGTTCGCCCACTGCTCAGCGATTTGAAGCTCCTCCGGCGACCGGTCATCCGCATCGCTACTTCGAGGAAACTTCAATCCAGACTGCAACATTCACCGATCCTCGCAACATCAGCCCGACTCCTTCCAGCCCGACACGTGTCGAGCAGTCGGTTCTGGTGCGCGCCCTCGTCGATCAGACCAACTTCTCTCTGTTCGACGTCGACGTGACCCGTCAGCAGGGTCAGTTCGCCTATCTTGAAGCCAAGGACATCAACGATCTCATCAACTCCATCATCGTCCTTCGCGGCAAGGCACTCTGGAACGGTACGGCGACGAGCAACAACGACTCTGGCTCGACGCAGTACTGTGGACTTCTCAAGCAGATCACACTCCAGGCGACGATCGACCAGTCCAGCTCGATCATCGACGGTCTGAAGGCGCAGGTCGCGTCCATGGTCGCCGATCCCAACCACGTCGTCCGCATCACCAGCATCTACGTCAACGCGGTGCTGGGCGACTACATCGATCGCGAGGCTCGCTCCGGGCAGATCTTCCTCGGAACGACCACGGTGGAGGGTGGTCTCGTCGTCAAAACTCTCCAGACGCAGGCGGGCCCTCTCCCGCTCATTCCTGATGCGTTCATGCCGTCCGACACGGTTGCGAAGTACGGCTTCGCAGCTCCGCCGGCGACCTACAAGAACTACTATGCGGCGATCATTGGTGACAAGGACGTGGAGATGCCCTACGTCGGCGGCGCCGATCAGAACCCGAACCCCCGTCTGTTCCAGCTCGGGTTGCTCGGCGGTCTGCAGGGTCAGTACGTCGCAATCAAGTTCGACACCTTGCTCGCGAAGGGTCCCTCCTACGCGCACGCTGTCGTCGCGGTGGTGCGTCCGTAACGCATCGTATTCCCTCAACTTGGGGTCGCTAAGGAGCGGCCCCAGTTTTTCCCGGTGTGATGATGATCGTGTATCAGAGAACAGCAGAACCTCAAGCGAGACATCGACTCATCGTCACACCCGGAAAGACTTCCGACTGTTCAGACTTCTGGGAATATGGCAAGCCTCGTATTATCACCGTGGAATTCTTCCACGGTAGCACTGAAGTCCCAGACAATCTTGGTCGATGGCTCATCGATCACTCATATGCCCGCGCGACTCGTCAGCGCATCATCGTTCCAGAAGGAGTGAGACTACATGGCTGATCCCGTCGTCATCAAACCCAAGGAGACAGTTCTCGAGGCCAACTTCACAGCTCCATTTACTGGATCGGCTGATGTTGCTGCATCCAACACGGTGAAGGTCACTCCGGGGCGCTCACTCGTTATCAACTGTACGGTCGCCGGCAACGTCAAGGTTGGGTTCGCAGATGGATCTACTCTGACGATTGCCGTAGCGATCGGAACGCTGATTCTTCCGTGGGCCGTCGCGCAGGTCTTCGTCGCCGGCACGACAGCGACGGCAACCTACGCGAATCTGCTGCTCTGATGCCCGGCTCTCAGTACCTCGATTCTGACGAGTACGTCGCGTATGGTCTTCCAACGACTATGACGCAGGCGATCGTCAAAAATGCGAGTTCAATTATTGACGCCTATCTGGGCCGTCCACAGGGCCTAGCATGGTCGCCAGACGCCGGGGGTACGCCCGCCTATATGGTGGCTCCAACGCCGCGCTTGACCCTCACCTGTGTCTCAGCGGTGTCACCGGGCGCGGGTGTAGTGGTGGCATACGCAGGAGCAAAGTTGGACAACAACGTCGTCGGTGAGGCGGTCGTTCTAGATCGTGCGAATATCAGTGCTGTGGAGACTTGTGTGATCACAGCGATTGATCCCGCAGCCAAGACGATTACGTTGCAGAATGTCCAATTCGCACATGCTCCGGCATGTACGGTGGAATTCGGTATGACCATCATGGAGGAGCGAGAGCTCCCGAGTGATCGTTCCATCACGCGCGTTGCTCAGCACCCGATTATGACGCTTCTCAGCGGTGCTGGACGATACGGCTACGGACGCAGAAGTCAGCAGACCGCTGGCAACTTCCAAGAATTCAATCTTCTTGCGGTGGTCTCCTCCTTCGGTGGACCCCCACTGTGGATACCTTGGGACGTCAACAACGCGTCGGTCTCCAATCTGACAGGGGAGATCTGGGTTCCAGCGGGTGTTCTTCTCGCATACTATACCGATGTTCGCGTCTGGTACATCGCGGGCTTCGCGTACGATGAGATACCTCAGCCTGTGAAGCAGGCGTGCGCCAACATCTGCACTCTTCTGAAGGAGACAGGTCTCGGAGCCAATATCCGCTCGCGCAACGTGCGCGACGGCACCGTCGTCGGCAAGTTCGAGAACAACATGATCGACTTCAACAGTCGTCAACTCCTCGACCCATATCTGGCGCGTCGGTTCATCTGATGCGTATGTATCTCAAGGTGACTGGTGACGACGCCATCGAGGCTCGTCTATCTGGTCTCCCAACCGCGTATATCGCGGTTGCAGAAAAAGAGATGCAGAATATCGTCAATCTCATCGTTGGCAAGGTCCACGAAAATCTTGACGGAGGAGTACTCAATCGTCGCAGTGGTGAGCTGTATGACTCTATCCAGAGTAATGTGGTGGAGGATGCAGGGACACGCGTCATCGGTACGGTCTGGTCTACATCCCCACTGGCAAAGATTCATACCGAGGGTGCGTATATCCGTCCTCATGAGATTGTCCCGCGCACGGCTCGCGCACTCCGGTATCTCGGTCAAGGGTTCGACTTTACATTCGCAGCACGAGTTCAGCATCCCGGAGTCACCCTCCCCGCTCGGCCCTTCATGGAAATATCACTTGCTGAGGTGAGTGGTGCTATCCGAGAAATTCGCAAATCTATGACGAAACAGGTCGTTGGATGACACAGATCGCACAAGATGTTGAAAGTGTCATGGAGGCATTCTACACTTCCATGGTTGCACAACAATCTGCGATTGGTGCGTTGACCATAACTCGCATCTGGCAGCCGTGGGATCAGCTTTCAGCGATAGCGCAGCCCGCCATCGTCATCGTTGAACCATCTGAGCAGCAAGAGCAGACGATTGCGATGCGCTCGAAGGTGAGACTGAATGTTCAGCTCGTCTGCTACATTCGTGTTGATAATGCGGATGTGAGTAATCCTCCGTCTAAAATCTTGAATGATTTTATTCGGAAGATTAGAACGGCGATACTTCCGCAGGGCAGAGATATTGTGAAGAATACGAATACTCTTGGTGGACTCGCCGCCGGAGTGTTCGTGAATGGAAAAATCATCAAGGACGCTGGGGTTCTAGATGAGCAGGCGAGCCTTCTAATCCCAGTAACCATCATTCTACCTTAAAGGAGAAAGACATCATGGCCTTCGCAGTCTTCGGGCCGGGCTCGCTCTACATCACTCGTACTGACGTCGTGAGCACACCCATCAACATCGGCTACTGTCAGTCCTTCAGTCTCGATGAGACAGGAGAGACGAAACAGCTCTACGGTCAAAATCAGTACCCGCTGGCAGCGGCGAGAGGAACAATCAAGGCGACCGGAAAGGCCGTCGCCGCTGAAGTTTCTGGCATCGCTCTCAACTCTGTCTTCCACGGGGACTCATTCGCCACAGGAATGATCATCCCGAATTGGGCAACGGCCCATCCTATTCCTGGATCTGGACCGTACACCATCACGATCACCCCTCCTGGACCTCTCACATTCGATCAAGATCTTGGTGTCGTGTATGCGACGACTGGTCTTCCGTTCCAGAGAGTGTCATCGCTGACGGCTGTCGGGCAGTACACGAATACTGGAGGTCTGTACACGTTCTTCAGTGGTGACGCAGCCGCCGCCGTTCTGATCTCCTACACGACGGCTGGAGGTACGTCCGGTCAGACACTCACGATCACCAACAAGCTGATCGGAACGGCGCCGATCTTCCAGATCGACTATGCTACGACTTTGGAGGGGAACGCATACTATCTGAGGATCTTCCAGTGTGTCGCGAACAAGCTGTCGCAGTCGTTCAAGATCACGGACTTCATGCTGCCCGAGATTGACTTCGACATCTTCGCGAATACGTCTGGCAACGTCTATACCGCCAGCTATCCAAACGTCAGCTAGGGAGATATTACTATGGCATTCGCAGTCTTCGGGCCTGGATCTCTGTACGTCACGCGTACAGACATCGTCAGTACGCCCATCAACATCGGTTATTGCCAGTCATTCAGCTTGGATGAAACTGGTGAGACGAAACAGCTCTATGGACAGAACCAGTATCCTCTGGCGGCGGCGCGTGGTACGATCAAGGCGACGGGCAAGGCCGTCGCAGCAGAGATCTCTGCCATCGCGCTTAACTCCGTCTTTCACGGGGACACGTTCTCCACTGGTCAGATCGCACCGAACTGGGCGACCCCTCATACAGTCCCAGCGCCGAGTGGACCGTACACTGTCCTCATCGCACCTCCAGGTGGTCTGACATTCGATCAGGACCTTGGCGTTATCTACGCGTCGACAGGTCTCCCACTCCAGAGAGTTGCGAGTGGCCCAACGATTGGTCAGTACGTCAATCTCGGAGGTCTGTACACATTCGCCGCTGCTGATGCTTCCATCGCCATGCTTATCTCCTACACGACATTAGGAGGTTCCTCAGGTCAGATAGTGACGGTCACCAACAAGCTGATCGGAACGGCGCCGATCTTCCAGATCGACTACGCCACAACGCTGGAGGGGAATGCCTACTATCTCCGCATCTACCAGTGCGTGGCGAACAAGCTGTCGCAGTCTTTCAAGATCACCGACTTCATGCTTCCGGAGATCGACTTCGACATCTTCGCGAATTCCTCCAATCAGGTCTATACAGCGAGTTATCCAAATGTCAGCTAGTATCACACTCGCCGGCGTCGTCTACCAACTCCCCGAGAAGCCGCTGCTCGGGGAGGTTCGTGCGGTCAGCATGGCGATGTCTCGCAAGTTGCCTCCGTATGGTGAGGAACTTGAGGCATACGCTTGGGATCAGGCTGCTGACGTTGTCGTCGTTGCCCTGAAACGTCCACAGCCAGACTGGACGCGTGACAGCTTGTTCTCACAAGCTATTATCCCAGATGAACTTTGGGCGGCGCGTCGCATCATCCTCACACACTTCGGTCTACTCAAGGAGCCCAAACCGGGGGAAGAAGTGGCCGGGGTGGAGCAAGTTGGGAGTGGGTCTACGGAGAACTCTGCACCGGCCTAGCCAAGACTCCAGATGAGGTAGGTTCTCTCACCATGGATGACGCCATGGAAATCCTCAATCACTGGAGAAAACATCCTCCGACACACCGTATCTTGGCATCGGTGCATAATGTCAAACCCCAACTCACTGTTGAGGAACAGTGGGCTCAGGGAGCGATGGGACCAGCCGATTTCTTGGGTTGGGTGAAGTCTACAAGCGGAAAGAAGGCTGGCCCGAATGGCTGATGACACAGAAACTATCATCATAACTGGTGACGTCAGCAGTTTGAAAGAGCAACTCAATGTTGCTCAGATTGAACTGACATCGTTCAACAGTGCCATCAAAGAAACAACAACTTTGATGTCTCGGATGGGTTCATCTGGGGCGGCGTCTCTCCAACCATATCTCACAGAATTGAGGCAACGCGCTGCTGACACGACGGCGGAGATAAATCAACTCACCATTGCGATCAAGAATTACGGGAATGTCCAGAATAGTGTCGTCACCCAGACACCATCCTCCAGCTTCAATCGTATGGTGTCTGATCTTGCTGATGTCAAGACCAGCTATCTGTCGGCGAAGGGTAGCGCTGAGGTCTTCTCATCAGCCGCAGCCGCTGGACTCCTCGGAACTGCCGAGGCTACCGGAACTCTCAACCTAGCAACATCAGGAGCGATACAGGAGTATATCCGCCTCGGCCACGAGGCTATGACAGGCAACTATTCTAGAATGCCCGGCTCTGCAGTCGTGCTCGCCTCCCGTATGGGGGGCCTGACACTGTCGACCCTCGGGACCGTCGCGGCCTACGTCGCACTTGGCGCAGCACTCGTCGCACCAATCGCCACTCTCGGTATTCTCACACTTCGTCAACATGAGGCGGATGAGGAGGCAAAAAATCTCGCTGAACAATTCGCCCTGACAGGTCGTGGTGCGACCAATACGAAGGATGCTATCGAGGGTGAGATCAGTACACTCCAGCAGATGACTGGGGTCACGCGCGCTATCGCGTCAGAGACTGTCGCGTGGGATGCAGCCCACGCTGACGTTAATGACAAGATTGCTAATGCTGCGAATCAACTTCTTCCACAATTCGTCAGCTATGGTAAGAACGCTGTCTCGGTGCTCGGCGGTATCAAGCAATCTCTTGCTGAGATCAACGATTCTCCAATCAAAAATGCTGTGTCGGCATTTGATGAGTTGAATACCAAGTTTCTGCGTCTTCCTCAGAGTGAGGCCAATGCCATCAGTCGTATGATTGAACTTGGTCAGCGCACCGAGGCAGTCACTCGTATTCTTGCTGATCTTGCTGCTCAGGGTGGAGGCAGCATACAGAAGATTGATCAGCAGGTCATTGAAGCAAAGGAAGATGTCCAGAGAGCGAAGGATCAACTAGAACTTCTTCAGCATACTGCTGCTCTTCCAGGTAATCCAGAATCTATCTACGCAATTCAGGAGGCAGCGCTCCTCGCTCGTCATGAGGTGGATACACTCGAGGCCAGTCTTAAGAAACTCCTCGGTGAGCAGTCTGCTAGAAATCCGATTATTCCGATCGACGCCTCGCAAGTCTCTGATCAGTTGACACGCATTGCACAGGATGTACAGAAGACCAATGCACAGATCCTTCAGGATCAGGTCACGTATCTGAAGCAGGAGGAGCAGGCTCACAATCTCTCCGCCAGCGCGCGTCACTACATCGAGACCACACTCCAGTCCAAGTTGGTCGATCTGGCGCGAAAGACGAGTGCCGATAACATCGAGACGATGCACGCTACGGAGAATGCGGCCGGTCTCATCGGCACGGCGCGTCTGAACCGTGAAATCGCAGACGATCGCAAGGCAATTGCTGATAAGAATACGACGGCTGAGGATCGGCTGCGGCTTGAGCGTGAACTCGGTGATAAGCTGTCTCAACTTCATCAGCTCCAGTTCAATGCTGAGAAGAAGTTGGAGAACGACAAGCACTCGTGGCTTCAGCAACTCTACGATGAGCAACTTCAGGTAATGAAGACTGCTCTCAAGGAAGAAGCTGATGCTGAGAAGAGTGCCGCGCAGGCTGATCTATCGATTGCACGCTCCGTTCTTGATCAAAAGAAGGATATCCTCAACCGAGAACTCACCGACTTTCAGATCACCGCTCAAGAGAAGTTTCAGATGGAGAAACAGTACGCCATCGAGGCTGAAATGGCTGAGGAGAAGGCCATCATGGCCGAGGGTCTCACTGCTCAGCAGACATACGACAAAATTCGGGTGCTGCGCGCCAAGCTGAATACCGATCTCGCCAAGTTAGACACTCAGATGGAGCAAGAATCTGTCCATACTTGGAGGGACATTCTCGCTCCAATCCAAACAGCTACGACTTCAATATTCTCCAATATCGTCACGCGAGCTCAGACCGTCGGTCAACTCATGCGTGGAGTTCTTCAGCAGTTGGTTCTGGACTTCGCGACGGCTCGCATCAAAATTGAGTTTGACTGGCTGGCGGGTCAGGCCGCGATGGCTCTCGGTGCTCAGAAGTGGGCGTCCAAGTCACTTATCGAGTGGGTTGCTAGTGAGCTAGGTATCCAAACAGCAAAGGAAGAAACTGCTGCAACGACTGAGTCGACCGATGCCGCGCTGGCAGCGTCAGGTGCGACGACAGCATATCTCACCGCTGCCAGTCAAATCGCGACTGACGCAGCGGTCGCCGGGGCGGGTGCCTACGCTGCGACTGCTATGATCCCCTATGTGGGTCCAGCACTGGCTCCAGGTGCAGCGGCGACGGCCTACGCCGGAGCATTATCGTTTGAGGGTGCGCTGGCTCTCCCAGCCCTCGCTACAGGCACGATGAATGTCCCACAAGATATGCTCGCGTTCATTCATGAGGGCGAGTCTGTCGTACCAAAAGAATTTGCACAGGGACTTCGTGAGTCAGGTTCTATATTCAACAATCAGCGCGGTGGTGACATCAATCTTCACTACGGTCCTCACATCATGGGAGATCATCAGAAATCTCTCACAGAACTCTTGGATGATCAGCCCTACGCGCTGCTCGACATGTTGACGAGACTTAATCGTAATGGTGCGCTTCAGCAGGCCCTCAGATGACCATTCTCACGTAT